ACAGACCACGCTCTTACCGAGCCTTCTAGCCCCGTTTAAGGCCGTTTGTCCAGGTACTTGGCTAAGAGGGAAAGCGTCACCATGAACGGCTGTCCAGCCTGGCGCCCAGTCAAGCCCGAAAGGACTGAACTTGATTCCGAGCTTGTCATATCCCATAAAACGCTCATACTGCATTTCTGGTAAATTGAGGAATGATGGTAGTCGTTTTTTGATTGATCGATAAAGTCTGATTCCATGATTGCTTCCTAGTACATCTGTTACGCCTAAGTATGTTAGGACTTCTTGTGTTTGTTTTCTATCGTCGTTTATATTGCCGACCATCTCGTCAATGGTGCCAGCATTAAAACCACCTAGCTGTGGTAGATCAATCTCATCACCAATGCAGATAGTTCTATGTGGATTCCATTTAGCGAGAAAACGGCCTACTGATTTTACAGATTTTTCATTAAAAAAAGGAACTTGCAGATCTGAAACGAACGCAATTTTTTTAATCGTCTTCCTCGTAATCATCTAAGGGATCTCTTATAGGATCTGTAGTATCAACTATCCAATCAGGATAACTTGTACGATCCATAGCAAAGGCTAAAGCCGTAGATTCATCCATGCCATTTTTACGGCAAGCCTTATATACCTCATTGGCTGCAATAGCCCAGTAATCTAACTTAGTTAAGACAGGCTCTTTAGTAGTCCTGCGCTTACGCACCATCTTCTTTGGTTTGCGTTTAGTAGCCATGTTGAAATTATGACTTACTTATGATAATGAACAGCTCATCAACACGCTGTTCTAATCGAGAACTTCTTTCGTCAATCCTATCAACAGCATCTTTTATCGAGCTGCCACTATTTGGGCGAAGCTCATTAAGCCAGCCTTTAACTAAAAAGCGAAGCCCTATGAGACCGCCTGATAGCACGGCGATAACGCCAGCGCCAAAGCCAGCCCAATCTCCCACTGTCATTTCGCATCTGCACCGAGGCCATAAGCCGTATCGGATTTGTCTAAAGCCCTAGCTGCTGGACCAGCCAATGCTGCAACTACTACAGACAATGCTGGATCTAAACCTAATTCATTGCTTGCTAAAAATGTTAAAAAAGATACTAATACCGAACGTGCATAGGATTTTAGTATTGCTTTTTGCTTCTTGGTTATCTTCATATTTTGCCCCCTAGTAGTGGTATATCAAACGGCTTAGAATCTGTATCGCCTGTTTTAGTAAATGAACAATGTATGTGTGACTTATGAGGGTTTATACCTCTATAGCGCCGCCACTTAAATCCAAACCTTTTTGATGCAATAAAGCCATTATGGATTACGTAAGATATGCGCTTATCGGTTTTAGCACAGATTCTGATCTGGTCAGCCAAATATATCGAGAGCTGCTTGGATGAATCCAAACGAGAATCAATATCAATGGCTCGGACGATCCCAGATTTGTCTGGATTATGATCCGATCTGGTGGTGGAATGACGAGCATCACCAATCCACCCATCACTGGTAGTGCGGCGATCTGGATACCAGGTATCAACCTGATCTCTTAACTGCACCCCAGCTGCACATAATTTAGGCTTCATTAGCCAAGTAACAATTTTGCTTCATCGGCAGTTAAACCAAGGCGGTCTAAAACTGCTTGACGTGCTGCTTCTTTTGATTCGGCTTCGGCTTGCCGTAATGCGTAATCTGCCTCTAATTTTTCTCTTGCCTTTATTTCAGCAGCAGTTTCCTCACGCTCTGTAATAGTTTCCTCACCAGTTAATGCGTTAAATTCTTTTTCTGTTATTTTCATCATTACTCCTTATGCGCTTGTGTAAACAAACATTGTGCCAGAATCAAAACTTCCAGCAGTTACAATACTTACTGAAGATATAGTGCTTGTGCTTTGAAAATTACCAAAAGCAATTCTGCTTGATGCTGTTCCACTTGTGTAATAAGCACCAGATACAACTTGAACAGGCTTTATTCCTGAACTATTACCACCATTTAGATAGCAAGCACCATTGATTTCACCCGCTGTGCTACCAATACTGCCAAAAGTAAATCCACCATTTGAACCTGTCAATCCACCAAGTGTTTCTACTAAATCTGCGGCACTATATGAAGCACCAACACTTAAACCCATGCCTGCCTGATAATAAACATTTGTAGTGTCTGAATTAAATCTAATTGTGCAACCTGTTGCGCTACCCATACTTACTGCTCTAAAAACTACATAAATTTTATCTGCACCACTTATTCCTGAAACTGTTACGTTTGACGAACCAGATAGAGACGTTCCACCTGCGTTCAGTAATGTAAAGTTTGAACCGCCACCAGCAGGTGTAGCCCAACTTGGCAAACCGCCTGCCACTGTGAGGACTTGCCCAGTGCTACCAATGCCGAGTCTAGCTGGTGTAGATCCACTTGATGAATAAATAGTATCGCCCGTAGTGGTCATTGGGTTAGTCATGCCAGTAGTATCTAAATTAGCCCAAGCACTGCCAGTGTAATAAGTAGTTACGTTTGTATCTTTTAGATAAGCAAAGTTACCTTCTTGTGGTGATGTAACGGCTGCATCTCTAGCTGCGGCACTAGCAAACACCCACACGCCTTGCATTAAATAGCCATCTACGTCGGCTGCGGTCAATACCTCGCCTGTAGTAAAATCCTTAAACCCTAAACCAGCTGCCATCTTTACTCCTTAGTAACTTAGGACATTATAGCCCAAAGTACCATAAATGCTATTATTTAGGATAAATGCATCTATGACTGGCTCTAGTGTCGTGAACGTAGTTTTCCAACTATTCGGGGTAATCATCATTCGAACCCCAAAAATTTGTAAAGTCTTTTCTAACAGCGATCCACCTGGCTGGGTAGTCTTGACTGTAATTGGATCGAAAAAATCCAGGCCTAAAGCTGCCAATATGCCTGAGTTGTAGTTATCGGTATACAGATCCAGGACTATGGCATCTACACGTATTGAGGTTTCTTGCCTAGAAGCCACATAAGCCTGGGCATAATCCAGGGCTACAGCATCTGATTCCATAAGTAGGTTATCTAAAAAGTAACTATGCAAAAAGTATTTATCTATGCTGGCTTGATTTAGGGCTACTTGTGGGCTGCCACCAGCTCTAGTAATTGTAGCTTTGTTAAATACCAGTACGTCATTTAATATCCAGGTAGCATCAAAGTAATCTATGCCTGATCCATCATCTGCAAAGACTGTAGGTGTGCCACCAATAGATCCAGCGGTAACGCCTCGGTCTTGGAATACAAAGTTATTATCGGCATCCACATAAATAGCGCCATACTCTGATTCTGACACTGTAAACAAAGCTTGTAGTGCTGTTCGATTTGTGCCTGGATCTGCTTGCAATGTAGTTAAACCTGCATCAATATCTCGCTGTGATGCTGGCCAATCAATTTCATCTAATATCTTATTAACTCTAGTGCCAGATAATTGCCCTGCGGTAGCGCCAGTAACTGTAGATATTTGTGCTAATTGGGCTAACCTAAAAGCATCTACAGCTTGAATAGTAGTCATGGCTAAATCCTCGCCTGACTCATCTGGGTAGGTTGTAACATAACTTGTAATAAATCCTGAAAATATTGGATAAGTTACTGAACCATAAGTAGCGGTAATCTGTACTTTCTTCATGGGTGTTAATAAATCATAATAAGGCCCAGATACATTTTGTGGATTAAAATCGCCATTTTGATCTATTATGCGTAAGGTCATAGAGCCAGTTTGGAATTGATCGCTAAGTGCAGTACGGCCTCTGTTAGTTTCAATACGATTAATCTGATTAGATACATCCACGATTACAGCTGTGGCATCTCCCAGAATGTTTACGTCTAATTTACCCTCATCTAAAATAAGAGTTTGAGCAAAACTAGGGCCAGTACTAAAATTAATTATTGCATTTACGACTGGTAATGTCATGCGATAAATCCAGCTGGTATCGTACTATAGCCAGATCTGTTTGCTATCTGAATACTCTCAGCAATAGCTTGGCTTAACCTATCGCTATTAGCATCTACTGTAACTCGGATTTCTGTAGGTGCTTGGCTAGAGGATTGTTGGGCTACAAACTCTCCAATGCGAGCATTTAATTCTCGTGTAGTTTCTAAGCCTAAGTTATACTCAAAAGCTTTGATTTGTTCATTTTTTGCCCTGACTTCTGCTAAAGCATAATCATAAGTAGCGTTACCGCCACCACTTGCGCCACCACTTACACCACCCAATTTCGCAATCATAGTAGCAATACGAGCATTTAACGATTTTACAGATTCTAAAGCACCATCAAAACCTGTGACTTGACTTGCAATAAATTGGTTAATTTTATCAGTCATAGATCTAACAGCTTCTAAAGCTAAACTAAACTTCTTTGCAAACTCTTGGGCTGCTTCGGCTGCGGCAAGTTCGGCCAAAGCTTTTTTAGCCAGCGCTTCATCATTTTTAGCAATAGCAATTAAGCCGTTTAGTCTTAGTTTTACTTCTTGATCTGTGGCTTCATTACGTGCTTTTTGTAATCCGATCAGCTCTATATCAAACTTTTCTTTTAATTGATCTAAAGCAGTTTTAGCCTTTAATGATGTAATTTCTTGTTTTCTAAGTTTTAAGACATCTTGTGATGCTTTTATCTCTTGTTTTCTTTGAGCAGCTAAGACACGGCCAGCCGTTCTTTCTTGACCACCACGATCTACTGTTTGACGACCTGCGCCCCTTAATGCTTCTGTAGCACGTAATACAGCACCAATGCCAGGTATGTTTCTTAAAAATGAACCATCCATTCCAGGTATATTAGTTATCTCTTTTAACCTACCTGCAACTTTGCCTAGTCCTACTAAAACTTCACTTGTAGCAGTAGCAAAATCTTCCATATTATCGGTTACATTTTGGATACTGTTATCTTTACCTAATTGAGATAATGCATCTAATAAACCTTTACCGATTATCTCCTGAGCATTAGCTGTGGCAACCCTAAATAAATCCATTTTGCCAGCATAAGTTTCTAATCTAGCTGCGGCTTGGCCTGAAAACTTATTGTTAAGCTCAGCCATGATTGCATCCATGTCGCCAGTTTTTAATAAGGCTTTATCTAAACCAGCACCTAATCTGCTTAATCCTGTTGTATTGCCAGCGTAGGCACGTGATAAGGCTGTTGTAACTTGAGATAATGATCGACCTGTTGCAGCCGATACATCCATAGCCGTATTTAAGGCATCTTGGCTCTTAGTAATAGAACCTGTTACTGTTAATAATTGCTGGAATGCTGGACGTAGTTCATCATCTAATACGCCAGTAGATCTTTGTAAATTGTCTATATATAGCTCAACGCCAGGGGCGCTAAATGCAAACCCTGTATTTTTTAATTGAACTTCTAAAGACTTGGCTGCTTTTTCGTCAGCTGCAAACGCCTTTACTGCTTCTCTACTAAATCTAGTTAATGCTGTTACTGAGAATGCTGCGGCAAAGGTTTTACCAAAGGTTTTGACTTGTTTTTCAAATATGCCAATTTCTTTCTTACCCTTTTTAAGTCCTTTGTTATTAAAGGTACTGAGCGCCGATACGACTATATTGGCCATTATGCGACCTTCTTATCTGTAGTCTTGTTAAAATGTGTGGCTGTTGCGTTAATGGCTTTTAATATTACGCCATAAATGTCGCCGCTATCTTGTGCCCAGGCTTTATAGATTAAACGGCCTTTGGTCTTACGACCACCACCTCTAGCGCCTTTAACTTTAGGCTGAGATGTAAGGGTTGGCAGGTCAGTAACAAACTGATACCCAGCAAATGGATTATTAGAATTATATGCAGCTGTAGATCTGCTTCTACTTTTTCTGCTACCTGATTGCTTAAATGCCATTGTGCCGCCACCTTCTGCAACAGAAGTAAATGGCGCTCTACCTTGTGGGTTTAATCTACCTGCGGTTTCATAAATACGACCAGGTGCGCTGATATTGTAAACATAACTTTCTACCTGATAACCATTATTAAATCTACGATTTCTTC